GGTATTGGCTGGAGTCAAAATGAATTAGACGGTGCAATGCAAGGATTTAAAGATGTATTAGGCACTGAAAACCAAATACAAATTAACAGATACTTAGCTAAATTACCTCTTAATATTGCAAAAGATATTGCCGACCAGAATGGATATGGCACATACACAAATCCAGAGACTGGTGCAAGAGAAAATCCAGATTCAATGATCGGCGGTTATGATCATATTGGTAATCCTAACTATGGTACAGATGCTATGGATCCAGAAACTATTGCTAAAATTAAAGATCCTAAATGGAGAGATACTTTCAACATGCAAGATCCTAAATTTAAAAATATTAGACCTACTGTAAAACCAACTGTAAAACCAAAATTACGCCCAAATAATTTAGGCGAAGGTTATACACCTGCAACAGGTAGTATGAAAACAAGTTATATTCAATTACCAGAAAACACTAAACTTATTATTAAACATACAAAAGGTGTTAATGAAGAAGTGCGTGGTAGCAGATCACGTAACATCAAAGCATTGTTTATTGAAAACAGTGCAGGAGAGAGATTTAGATTCCCACACAAGTATTTACAAGGTGCTAAAGCTATGGCCAACCATGTAAGCAATGGCGGAACGCCATATGATGCAATTGGTGAATCAATTATCACTTTATGTACAGAAGTAGCACAATGTACACAGTTTTTGAGACATGTGCGTACAAACAAATTAACTAACGAAAGCAATGTAAACATTGTTGAAGCAGTTAAACAAAAATTAAAAGAATTTAAGAACACAGTTAAGAGTCTACAGACTTCAAGAGGTTATAACGACTATCAAGCACCTACTACTGCGATTGTAGAAGACAATGATAAAGAATCGGTTGACTTAACTGACAAGTTCATGTATAATACATTTGAGACTGCAAATATGGATTCAGTCTTAGAAACAGTAGCCCGTATTATAAAGGAGAGAGACAGTATGACAGATCTAACTAAAAGTAATATGAATCGTTTATACGATATGATTAAAAACAAGGAAGATTTCAAACTTAACATTGATCCAAATGATCCAGAACATCCTGATAATGAAGATCCAATTAAATACTCAGGTGGTAATGGTGCAATGGCTAAGTTAGTATCACACTTATCTTTTCTAGCAATGAACAGTAAAAATGACGAAGTATTTAACTTACTAAGTCAAATTTCAGGCGAAATGTATAGCTTGCCAAAAGAGCATGTTGTATTATTGGCCAAAATTGCAAAATATTTAGACAAAAATAACAAGGCTCCGGCAAAGGAACCAGCAATGGAAGATCTTGCTGAAGCTACGTTAAATAATCTAAGAAGAAAGATTGCATAATTTTTCTTTAAAAGTGCTTGACAGTAGGCACAATTTATTATATACTGTAATGGCAACTAAAGGCAAAAGTAGTTAAGAGCTACACAAAGGCAAAGTAGCACTAGCTACACAAACAAAGCAGAACTATAAGTTTTGTTACAAATAAAGGCTAATATAGGAGAAACTAATAATGGCATCTTTAGCAGAAATCCGTGCAAAATTACAAGCACAAGAAACTAAGAGCTCAGGCTCATCACAAGGTGGCGGCGATAACGCTATCTTCACACACTGGAATATTCCAGAAGGCAGTAGTGCAACACTACGATTCCTACCAGACGCAGATCCCGACAACACTTTCTTTTGGAAAGAACGTCAGATGATCCGTCTATCATTTCCAGGTGTAAAAGGCGGCGACGAAAACAAACCAGTTACAATACAAGTACCTTGTGTTGAAATGTGGGGAGATACATGTCCAGTACATGCAGAAATTCGTCCTTGGTTTAAAGACCCTACTATGGAAGACATGGGTCGTAAGTATTGGAAAAAGCGTAGTTACATTTTCCAAGGCTTTGTAACACAAAGTGATCTACAGGAAGACTCAGTACCTGAGAATCCTATTAGACGTTTTGTTATTTCACCTCAAATTTATAAAATCATTAGTTCAGCATTAATGGATCCTGAATTCCAGGAAATTCCTACAGACTATGAAGCTGGTACAGATTTCGTAATTAAGAAATCTACCAAAGGTCAATATGCTGACTATTCAACATCTAATTGGGCTCGTAGAGAACGTAGTTTAGATCAAACAGAACGTGATGCAATTGCAACACACGACCTGCACAATCTAAATGACTTCTTACCTAAGAAGCCTGATGCAGAACATCTAAACGCTATCTTTGAAATGTTTGAAGCAAGTGTTGATGGACAGTTGTATGATCCAGCACGTTTTGGTCAGTACTATCGTCCATATGGTGTAGATGCACCAGCTACTACAGGAGCAAAACCTGTTGCAGCGGCAACTACTCCAACACCAGCACCGGCGCCAGCACCAGCGGCACCAGTTGTTGAACAAGCAACAGCACCGGCACCAACAGCAGTTGATATGACGCCAGAACCAGAAATGGCAACGGCAGCACCAGCAGTTGAAGGGCAAGCAAGTGCTCAAGACATTTTAGCAGCGATTAGAAATCGTAAGCAATAAGTAATATAAATTGAGTGGGGGTCCTTAGTGCCCTCACTTTAACATAGGAGAAAAAACATTATGGCAAGACCATTTGACGTAAGTAAATTCCGAAAAGCTATTACTAAAAGTGTTCCTGGGTTAAGCGTAGGCTTCAATGACCCTGACACTTGGATTAGTACAGGAAATTACACACTAAACAAACTTATCAGTAACGAATTTGACAAAGGAATTCCACTAGGTAAGGTAACTGTTCTAGCAGGAGAATCAGGCGCAGGTAAATCGTTTATCGCGGCAGGTAATGTAGTTAGATCAGCACAAGAACAAGGCATATTTGTTATTCTAATTGACACAGAAAATGCATTAGATGAGAAATGGCTACACGCACTGAATGTAGATACTACACCAGAAAAACTATTAAAACTTAACATGAGTATGATTGATGATGTTGCTAAAACAATTAGTGACTTTATGAAGGATTACAAGGCAGAATACGCCGAAGCAGAAGACGAAGACAGACCTAAGGTATTGTTTGTAGTTGACTCGTTGGGTATGTTACTAACACCTACTGATGTTGATCAGTTTAACAAAGGTGATATGAAAGGTGATATGGGTCGTAAGCCTAAAGCACTAACTTCATTAGTTCGTAACACAGTTAATATGTTTGGACAGTACAATGTAGGACTACTAGCAACTAACCATACATATGCATCGCAAGATATGTTTGATCCAGATGATAAGATCTCAGGTGGACAAGGCTTTATCTATGCATCAAGTATTGTTATTGCAATGCGTAAACTTAAACTAAAAGTTGATGCAGACGGTAACAAAACATCACAAGTATTTGGTATTAGAGCAGCATGTAAAGTAATGAAATCTCGTTACGCTAAACCATTTGAAAGTGTACAAGTTGAAATCCCATATGAAACAGGTATGAGCCCATACAGTGGCTTGACTGACTTCTTTGAAGCAAAAGGTTTGTTAAAGAAAAGTGGAAACAGTTTAGAATACATTAGCCCGGTAACAGGTGAAGTAATTAAAATGTTCCGTAAACCTTGGAATGCAAATAAGGACGGCGCATTGGATATCGTCATGTCAGAATATGACAATGATGTAGCTGATGCAGAAGAAGAAATTATGGATAACATTGAAGAAAATACAACGGAGGTGGTAAATGAATCTTGATGAAGGAGATTTTGAGTTTATTTTTAATTTATACGATGAAGCATCAAACTTTATAGCTGATAAAGATAAACCAGACTTTGCTCGAAGAACAATATACCAGCTTCTCGACTTCGGGTTTGAACTAAAACCGGCATATAAAGAAATATCTGATCATTGCGAATACTTAGGTGAGGCACTTGAAGAACACTTATCGCAAGAAGAAGAAGAAGAAGATGTTTTTGACGAATACAACGAAGATGACGAGGAGTTAGAATACTAATGAGTGTATGGTATCGTAAAGTTACAGCAAATTTAGGAGAGATAGTTGCGGCTATCTCTCATTATGAAAAGCAAATTGATGAAGCACGATTTGAGTGTAGTATGAAAGGTGTACTAGAAAAGCAGAGCAGAGATATGCCTGGTATTGTAGAACATCGATTTAATCAATTACAAGAAGTAGAAGCAATACTTGAGTTTCTACATACTGAAATGCGTACATTACGATCCAAAACATTTCGTAAGTTTCTAGAAAACTACAATAAAGCACTTAGCTCGCGTGATGCAGACAAGTTTGTTGACGGCGAGCAAGATGTAGTAGATTTACAATATCTTATCAACGATTTTAGTTTGGTAAGAAACAAATACATAGGCATTATTAAGGCATTAGAAGCCAAACAATTCCAAATTAATAATGTTGTTAAATTACGTGCAGCAGGTTTAGAAGATATTTCACTATAAAAAGGTTGACAAGTAAGACATCTTGCTGTATACTATAGTTATAAATAGGAAATGTTTAATTATTCAACTTTACCACTGGAGTCTCAAATGAAAAAAACACCATGGCCAACTATTACAGTTATTGATGTAATGTGTGCAGCAGTCTTAGTTTATAACGATCAAGGATTTGTTCGTAGTGGACAAGGTTACACAGATACAGACACAGAATCTGGAAATCCCATTGAAATACGAGATAACAAAACTTGTATTGTTGATATTCTAGAAGATCCAGAAATGTCATTCTCTGAAGAAGAAATTACAAATGCTAATAATCTTATTGATAGTATTAATGGTAAGTTAATGATCAAAAAGATGACTAACAACCTCAATAATTTTGAGCAAAACGTTGCTAAAGCATTATCTGACCCAGAAGTTAATAAATTTGCAGTAAGTATTATTGCTAGTTTACCACATAGTGTAGTAATTGATAAAAAGCGTGAAGCAGTTGACGACAAGATGTCTGCACTAAAGCATAGTAGTATGTATTTTGGCAATCGTGGTAAAAGATACGATATTAATGTAAAAGTACTAGATGTTAAATTCATTCAAACTAGTGATGTTTATATGATTACTACAATTTACGCTGAAAAGGATATTATTAAGTTTTGGTGGCGAGATCAACCGGATATTAGTGATATTATTTCGGATAAAACTATTAAAATTCGTGGTACAGTTAACAAACATGAGTTATCAAAGTACTCAAATGCAAAAGAAACCATTGTAAATAGGGTAAAAATCCTACAATTATAGGGTTTTATTTAAAAGGTTGACAGAATCCACTTCCTAATATATATTATACTTAACAATAACATTAAGTTATTATAATTAATAAAAAAGGAGTTAAAATGCCAAAAACTAAAAAAACAAAAGCAGTGGGTACTAAATTTTTCAAAGAAGGTACTCAAAATCAAAGAATCCTAGCTAAATTCTGGGGTACAGGTAAATCTTTTACTATGGACGACTTGAGACACAAGTTAGACATAGCATCTCCGGGTGCAAGACTTTCTGAATTAAGAGACGAAGGTTTTAATGTAAAAGCAACTACAGTTGAAACAGGTGTTGTTGGTAGACAAACTAACGAATACACTATTTCTAAAAAAAGAGTATTAGTATAATACCTACTAAACTAGATTATTGGGCCCTCTATTGTATTGGGCCCAAATCTATGAATAAAAGATCAAATAAAAGGTTGACAAGTAAGATGTCTTACTGTATACTGTAAGTATAGTTAATAAAAAACAGGAGTTTAATAAATGGCACAAATGCAACTAAAGAAGGCTCGCAAGAATCGTAAAGGCGAGACAATTGTAGAAGTTCTTCCTAATAATGTGAAGGACAATCCAAATGAAACTGATAATCAAATTATCGAGCGTATGCGTGAACGTTTTAGTATACTAGATGATATGACGCAAGCGTCAATTGATGGTGTTGTGCGTGGCATGGTTGTAACAGGCCCTCCAGGAGTTGGTAAATCATATGGTGTTGAACAAGTACTAGAAAAAAATAGTTTGTTTGATACACTAGCAGGTAACAAATTGCGTTTTGAAGTTATCAAAGGTGCCTCAAGTGCAATTGGTTTGTACAAAGTACTTTACAATAACGCAGACAAAAATAGTGTTCTTGTATTAGATGATTGTGATACAGTATTGTATGACGAGACAAGTCTTAACTTGCTTAAAGCGGCACTTGATTCTTGTAAGAAACGTAAACTAAGTTGGAATACAGATAGTGCATTGCTAAGACGTGAAGGAATTCCAGATACTTTCGAATTCCAAGGTAGTGTTATCTTTATTACTAACCTTAAATTTGATAATGTACGTGGTAAGATTAAAGATCACTTAGCGGCTATTATGTCAAGATGTCACTACTTAGATCTTACAATGGATACAATGCGTGAAAAAGTATTACGTTGTAAGCAGATTGTTGCAGATGGTATGCTTAATGAATATCAGTTTACACAAGATGAACAAGAAGACTTAATGAACTTCATGTTTGATAACAAAGAAAAGATGCGTGAAATTAGTTTGCGTATGGTTACCAAACTTGCAGATCTTAAAAAGAGTTTTGGTGAAGAAAAGTGGAAACGTACTGCAGAAGTTACATGTATGCGTAGAGCATAAAATAAAATTTAGAAAAGCCCTTCGGGGCTTTTTTTATGACATAAATAAACATATGGAATTCTTAATCAAAGCAATCATAGGTGG